ATGTCCAGATAGATACGCAGATCATGAGGCTTGCCTCTTGGATTGCTGGAACTGTTGCTGGGTCTAGATAAGTCTCTGCTGTTACCAAGCCATAAGGATTGACTGGGTGGTAAACAGTTGGGGTGTTGTTGTTGCCGGTAATGGCGTAAGTAATTGCATACTCGCCAACTTCGGTAATTGTCTTGCTACCGTTGTGCTTAGAACCTGCGCCTGAGATAACAACGCTTTGTCCTACATAGAAAGTCTCACGGACATCGATATCAAAGTATGAAGTGCCTGTTGTGGCTGTGTTGCTGTGTCCAACGATTGGAGTTGTGTTAGCCCAGATGAATGGAAGGAGAACGTTGTCAGCAGCATCGCAAACAGACTGCAACACGGCATCAGTATAGAGAGTGCCAACGCCTAGGGCTGTGCGAAGCTCTGCAACTGTTGTTAGTGACATTCTTTTCCTTTCTAAAGACTTGAGGGAGCTGCAAGGGCTCTGGCAGCCCCCTCAAGCGACTTAGTTGTTGCTAATTAAGCAACTGAAAAACGGCGTACACCCTTGCCGCTTTTCGCGACGTACAATGCAAGGTAGCCATATAGGTTGATTTCAATTTCGCCTGAAGTAAGAACGTTCACGCGAAGCTGAGTTGTTGGTGATTCCCAAGCATAGACAGAACGTGGCGCAACCAAGAAGGCTGAGTCATCTGAAATGCCTGATGCTGAGATGTTGTGATCTACGATGAGGTCAGTTCCGAGAACTCCACCAACTACAGATGTAGCCACCGCATTACCAGCCGCATTGTATGTAGCACCCTGTGCTGAGTAGAGTGGGCGACCTGTTGTGTCTGCGTATCCTGTGATTGCAGCCCATTGGTCTGTTGATGCTACGAGCTTGTTAGCGAAGTCTCCGCCTGTACCCTTATATGCTGCTGCACCTTCGACTGATACGAATGACTGGAGTCCTGCTGCTGTTGTAGCAACGTTTGCTCCTGCTGTACCTGCTGAGATGAACTTAGCGATGAGAGCCGCGTCTGTTGCCTTCTCGTATGCCTTGCGAAGTTCTGCCATCATGAGTTCCATGAACGCAGGTGATGAGCGATCTACAAGCTCGAATGAAACGCGCTGTAGTCCTGAGAACTTCTCAACATTTACTGTGTCGTATGCAGATGTCATGCCGGTCTCGCTTGGCGCTGATCCCTCGTTGGTGTCTGCGACAGTTGGCGCAACATCAGCAGATGAAGCGTTGGTGTAAAGGCGTGGAACTGTGAAGCTCATGCCTGATTCTGTTAGCGCTTGGCGAGTTACTGCCTCGAACGCTGGGCGACCTGTGAAGGTATCTGTAATGAATGTGTTGAGGTGCTGAGGAAGTGTCAGACCTGTGTTTGTTGATGTTGAGTCATCTGCTGCACGAACTGTGCGACGTGCCTCGTCATCACCAAGTGCTGACTTGATTGATGCTTCGAGGTACTGTGCTGATGAGATTGGCGCAATGCGCTCGCGTACTGTTAGTGCCGCTGCAACTGTTGGGCGAGCGGCTTCGACTGCTGCTGCTTCAACTGCTGGAGCTTCTACCGGTGTAGTGGTTTCTTCCACGACTGGCTCGCTTTCTGGTTGGGTTGGTTCAGCAGGGATTACTTCCTCTGCTGCGATCTCTAATACCTGAGCAGACTTGAAAGCCGGTTCAGTTACAAGAGAAACTTCTTTGAGTTTTGCTGATGAGACAACAATGTGTCCATCGCGTGAGGGTTTTGATGCGATAACTTCTGCACCAACTGAGAGACCTGAGACAAGTCCTTCTTGTGCCTGAATGAGTGCATCGTTGCCACCTGTAGAGCGTGAGAGCTTGAATGTTGCGTAGATGCCGTCAGGGCGAACCTCTGCGGCTGTCATGCGACCAACAGGCTTTTTCATGTCGTGCTGTGATAGCAACTTAATCTTAGAGATGTCTGATACATCAATTGAGCCAGCCTCGAATACAACGCCGCCCATATTGGTATATCCCACTTCGCCTGTACCCATTGGCACAATCTTGCCTGAGATTTCGCGGCGTTCCTCTGAGCACTCGATTGATGAGGCTTCAATAATTAGGTGTTCCATTTAGCTGATTCCTTCGCTTCCGTTAGGAGTTAGGTCTGTCATTTCCATTGCTTGTTCAGTTGTGATAAGTCCAAGAGTCAGGAGCTTCTCGACAACCTGAAGTTCAACTAATGGATCGTTCTTTAGGAATGTGTCAAAGACTGCAAATCGGACTTCATGCCCTGATGTAGAGATATCATCCATTGATAGACGTGCCTGAATAGCCTGAATGTAAGGCTCGATTGATAGCGCGTAGAACTGCTTGCGCTCATCCTGCACATTGGCGTAAGTCATTGTCGTGTTCTGATCTGCTGACAAGTAATACGCTGGCACGTTCATAGCGCGAGCAATTTCAGTAGATAGGTTCTGAATTGCCTCGTTGTACATCATGTCTTTAGGTGAGAACTGTGTGGACTGGAACTCAAGAGTAGATGTCAGGTAAGCAGTAGAGTTATTCTGACGGCTGCGCTTCCATGCTGCGAGAAGTCCAGAGACCTCGTTAGGTGGAAGGTCTGCGCCTGTGTTCTTTAGGATTCCGCTAGACATAGGTGTTGCTGAAGCAACTGAAGCTGCGCGGTTGATGTCGATTGCTGATTGGATTGTGCGACCAGCGCGCTCTAATACGCCTTCGTCAAATCCCTGAATAGTAACAATGTCATTCATGTCGATTGGGTAAGCATCGACGTAATACTGCGTGATCATGATGCCTTCAAGGTCTGTTGTGTATGTAACTCGTGAGTTAGCAATCCACTCAAAGGCTGATGGGCGACCATCCTCAGCATAACGCTCTGTAACACGAAGGTAAGCCACTCCGTAGAATAGGAGAGAATCAACGCACCAAGTTAGGGTGACGAAGGATGGTTGGTTCTTTGATAGTTGATTAATCCAACGTGGCGCAGCCATAACTTCGCCGGTGCGCTTGTTGTAATACTCAAGAGGGATTGATGCGACTGTTCCGCAGATTAGGTTACGGGCACGAGCTACGGAAGGAACGCTCATCGCATCCTTGCGAGAGACGCGTAAAGCAATTTGGTTATAGATCGATGGAAGGTTCTCACCCATGACCTGTGGCGCAAGCTGCGCTTCTAAGATTTGTGGCTTACGCGAAAAGAGACCCATAGAAGGCAATTATACACTACATGTAGGTCAATCGGTGTATATAGCCGCTACCTGTTGTGGTTTCGTTAATTGGTGAACAACCATTGCAGTCGAGATAGCACCCGATACATCTCCGGCACTCTTGCGTTTAACAATGCGCCATGATGAGTCATTAGTCTTAGCTGCGCAGTTGTTCATCTGTTGAATCCAGTTCTCTTGACCGGCATGAACTAGGCGATGATTGACTAAAGCATCAAGGAGATCACCGCAAGCCTGATAGAAGGCAGCGCCAGAGATATCCATGACAACCTGCCCTGCGTTAGTTAGGCGGTCTGCGATTGATTGAGCTGTGTACTTGTCAAAGCAGATTTGGCGCGGTCTGTACTGGTCAGCCCAGCCTTTAATCTCAGCTGCAATCTTTAGATCATCAACGCTTACTTGACTTTCCCAAGTCTGGAGAATCCCCACTCCAATGCGACCATCTGGGAGTATCTGGCCAGCAACGAGAGACGCATTGCGACGAGAAGGCGACACATCAAAAGCAAAGACTGTATAACCACCCACCGGAATCGTAAGGGAAGCATCTGAAGTATCCTCGAGGACTCCATGAGGCCAAGGAGATGAGAGAGAATCAATCCATTGACATAACAACTCAGTTCTAGTATTTTCAATAGGGCTCGTCGCAACTGCTTCCTCAAGGGCTTCCTCACTTATTGTATAGCCAAGTGCAGGGTTCGCTTGAGCCCATCCTTGGCGGTCGGTTATCTTGCAATATTGTGGTGCTGAGTATTCATAGAACCCGAAAGACTTAGGTGGGTTCTCTAGCGCCCTTTCTCTCATGCCATTAAGCACTACCGAGAAAGCGTCTCCTGCATTAGAGGTAAGAAGCGTCTGAGAATTTGGACGCGCTCTAGTTGTAGGAATAGCTGCTCGGAATCCTTCCTCGTTAATTTCTCGGAGCTCGTCGATGAATAGAAAGTCTGCTGTTCTACCGCGAGAGCCATCTCTAGTTGCCGCAACAACGTCCAGCCTTCTTCCGTCCAGCATCTCAATAGACTCTGTGCCGTTGGCGTACCTGATCTGCTTGACGAATCCTTTGAGGTGGTCATTTGTCTCCAATACTTGAGCTACTTGTCTGAAAGTGTCAAGCGCCATCG